GCTGTACTTGGTGTCTGCGGAAATCAAATCAGCAGTGGGTCCTATGATATCAATAAGAGTAGGTGTGCCGAATACTGTGCTGCCAGATCCAAAATTACCAACACTGATGCTTACAGCATTAGCAAAGGTAGCAGGATTGTTATATGCGGCAGTGATCAGAGATAGATTTCCTTGGACGCTGATCTGCGACAGTGTTTCGCCCCATTGTTCAAACGTTGAATTTTGTGAATTTACACCAGCAATGTTATACAATTTGAGAGCTAGATTAGCACCGGTATCCACTACCACATGTCCTGCAGTGTCGATGTAATTGTGTAAATTAAGCAGATCACTAAACCGAGTGTTGGTAACATTAGACAAAAGTTCGGCTTCACAGGCATCTAGTATTTGGTGAATGTCCTCGGTGGTGAGCGTTTGATCCAACACTGTGGTAATTTGCTTGTCAGTGAGCCCAGAGGTATCAGTAATATTAGCAGCAGTAAATGCTGCCGTAATACTTTGAAGTTGACCTTGTACTCCGAGATTTTCCAATAAATTACGCGGTAAAAAACAGTCTGGTAAATCACTAGCATCAAACAATGTACCTAAATTACTTAGGTTACTGGTGAAAACCTGCCAGGCTGTAGTACCTATTAGATTACTGTTAAACTGCTCAGCCACACCGCCTGTGACTTGTCCATTTATACTTGAATAGTTGAGACCGATGTCCTCTTGACGTTTGATACCTAGTATACTGCCACTGAGATCATAACTGGTTTTGGCAAACTCTGATGCCAATGAAATAATCTCTGTAAACTTAGCACAATTGTTACCTAATATGTCAGCCGCAGTGGTACGAACAGTATCAACTACATTGTTTACGTTGAATTTTACCGCGCCAGGAATAGCAGCACGCCAAGATACAGGTACTATACCAGTTAAAAATGCTGGCACATTGGCAGTTAACGCTGTCACGACCGCTGCGTTGGCAGTGGCTAATCGTGTTTGACTGGCACCACTTAGTTGTGTGGTACTAAAAGTAGTATTAGCCAAAGCCAAGTTAGCAGGGGTAGCCAGTCCTTGGTTCTTTAAGATGCCAGCGATAGCCAGCGCACCCACTGGTGTGATCTTGGTAGTCATTAGGTATTTACCGCAAAAATTGTGGTATTAGCCAGCAGTAACGTCGTCGCTGCCTTTGATAGCACGATCACCAAGAGTAGTGCGCGATCCCACAATAGCCATGGGTAAATTATTAACCATGATTGTAGGACTGCCTGTGATTATGCGATTAATACCTTTTTTCTTGCGACTACCTATGACATTGTCTCCTACACGTACAGCAGATTGTCCATTGATAATCACATCAGTGCTACCTGCTGTAACTCTACCGCGTAGTAAGAAACGATCCTGATTAGCTCGTATTATGGTCATTGTGGTGTATCCACAATAGTTACTGGTTCTTCATCACTGGTAACTGCTTCCCAGTGCTCTGCCATTTTTTGGTGGGTACGACACATACTGATTATGTGTTGGTCACGATATCGAATATTTTCAAAATCCGGGTCGTGACCAAACATAGCTCTAAGTAAACCCACGCCTTCTGGCGTAGTGACTACAATACATGGACACCGTAACTCGTATTCGCGTCCGTCGGTGCCAACCAATTGACCGCAGATTTCGTCGCCACTGACTAATTTTAAATTGATAATGTCCCCAATATTATATCTTGACGTTTGAACCAACATCTGTTTCTTCCTTAAGTAATTGAAAATCTGAATCTGTTAAACGAGCTAAACCGTTATAGCCACCTTCTACAAATAATTCGCCATTGCGATAAATCTGTGGTACAGTACGATGCCCTTGATTCACTATGAATTCTCGGGCCTGCGGATCTAGATCTATACGTATTTCTTCAAAGTCTACACCCTTTAGTTTAAGTAAAGACTTGGCACGATCGCAAAATGGACAATGATCTTTGCTGTATATGGTTAGCATTAGGCCTTCTCCACTTCAACAATGACACCCTCGCTGACTATTTCCTGAACTGCTAATTCTAATGCTCCGAGTACATTAGGATCAAGGATTTCCTTGTCAGTATCTTTGTCCTTGACTAATTTACTTAACTTTACCACTATAATTTCTTCGACTAGTTTTGCCATATGCTTCCTTAAATTTCTGGTAATAGATTCCTATCTATTTGATCACTCATCACACCAATCACGTAATTTGTTGATTCTGATTCCTGTAACGCAGTTTGTTTTTTATTGATTTGAATATGTTTGTTAAACCACGGAATCGGTGTTGTTTTAGGATGATCTTCAGTGTATTTAATGCCAATATCACGCAGACGTGTAAAAGCTGTATAGTCTACAAAGTCTTTGAGTATCTGACTGTTTAGGCCAATCACTACACCTTTCTTGAACAAAAAATCAGCCCAGGATTTTTCTTCCTCAATGACTTCCATGTACATAGCATAAACTTCTTGACGACATTCTGCTACTATATCAGCAAAGCGCGAATCGTCTTTGACCACTTGATTAATTAACCAAGCAGTCCATTCAGTATGTAGTAATTCATCTTGTAAAATCAAACTTATGATGTTGCCATTGCCAATGAATATGCGATTTTCTACCATGGCCAAGCTGGTAGCAAATGACACCATAAATCTCATAGATTCCAAAGCATAGCTGGCATTTAGTGCCATCCAGATTGCCTTGACATGTTCTTTTTCATTAACCAATTCTGGATTGACTTCTTTTAAACTGTTAAGTCTGTGTAGGACATCGTAGTACTTGCCTACATTAGCTGCCATATCTACAATTTCTTTGGTGTTATGAATTTTGTTGAATTCTTCTTTAGGCACGCCATAAACATTTCTAATAATATGACTATAGCTCTTACTATGTATATTAGTTTCGAAAAAACTCCAATTGCTAACCAGTGCTTCTAATTCAGGCAAACTAATCACAGGAGTAAAAATCTGTGAGGGTGCTCGTCCTTGTATACTATCTAGAGCAGTTTGGCGTAACAAATTGCTGGTGAATATGTGTTTTACTGCGTCGGTAGCTTCTTTAAAATCGATTTTATCTTTGGTTAGTGTGACTTCTTCGGGTACCCAAAAGAAGCCACGTTGTAGTTCTTCAAATTTTGCTATTCTAGGATAACGATATTCTTCAAATCTTTGTACTGTAACAGCTCCATCTAAAAACATTTTTCGATGTAAATAGTCGGGTATTTTACTTAGGTCGTATGTGTCTCTCATTATTTTTCCTTAAAGCACACAGGCTTCGCAATTTTCTTGGTCTTCTAGCTCTACATCGGCAGCAGGCTCAATGGTCATTGTGTCATTGGTTACTGCTTTAGCTCCTACTTTGTTGATTAAACTATAATAGATAGTTTTCAAACCCCAACGATGTGCTCGCATGAGATTACCAGCAATCACTGTGGCAGGTACCTTGTTACTCGCATAATTAGCAGGATTGTAAAAAGTATTGGTACTGATACTTTGATCAACATATGCCGCTAACACTGCTGCGGTTTTGAGATAATCAACACAGTCTGTTTGGTCCCACATCAATTGATAACGATTACGCAGGCGGCGATACTCCGGTACTACTTGTACAAACGACCCCGCTTTTGATTCTTTAACTGAAATCAACTCCATGGGCATTTCAATGCCATTAGTTGAGTTTAATACCACTGAGCTGGATTCAACAGGTGCTATGGCCATTAGGGTGCCATTGCGTATGCCCGATTTTAGTAGTCGAGCACGTAGTGGTTCCCAGTCAAGACTTGGGCCGAAGTCCGTTAGCTCATTAACACCATTGGCGCGACGCTCCCACGGGAATATGCCCCGACCGTAGTAGGTTTGCGACGACTTCTTACAAGCACCGCGCTCTTCGGCCAATTCTACACTCGTCTCGGTTAGGTAATAGGCCTGATGTTCCATCCAACGCCGTACCTCCGCCAAAGCGGTTGGTTCGCCGTACTTGAGGCTCTTGCGAGCATGCCAATATGCCAGGTTAGTGATGCCAACCCCAAGTGGTTCAAAATCTTCATTTGCTAGTTGACTTTGTACACTTAGGAAGTCTTGATAGTTAAGTAAATTGCTGAGACTGCGTACTAGAACACGACAGGCCTTACGCATGTCTTGTGGGGTACGAAACGCTCCCCAGTTTATGCTGCCAAGAGTGCAAAGAGCGATTCTTCCCTCAGGGTCTTCAATCCTCTGGAAAGGTCTCGTGGGTAGTAATATCTCTTGGCAAAGATTTGATTGATATACTGGATCAAGGTTGGTGTCAAACGGACCTTGACGCTGAACGTTGTCAATGAACACAAGATAGATACGACCTGTGTCAGTGCGTTCCTTAAGAATTCCATTCTTAAAGATCTCGTCCGCTGGTAGTACCTTCTTCTTTTTTGTCGCATCGTGCTCATATTTTTTATACAGCCTTTCGAATTCCTCAGTGTTCCTATAAAAGGCTTCATAAAGATCAGGCACTTCGTGTGGATCAAACAAGGTAATGTTTTCACCATTTTTGAATCTACGCCAAAACATGGCATTGATCACCACAGAGTAATCCATTTGCCTAACACGAGTTTCTTCTGTGCCTTGATTGTTTTTCAAAACAATGAGGTCTTCAAACTGTGCGTGCCAAATAGGAAATGTCACAGTACATGACGCATTGCGTATGCCACCTTGACTACATGATCGCAAGTCACTAAAC